ACTTTCGTAGCACCGTCATTGTACATAACGGTTACTAATGTTACATCATCTGCATCTTCGTGTACAGAAGTTATCTCACCTTCTGCAATATAGTTGTCTTTTCCCAATTGGGGATAAACACGAACAACTTCCATACCAACTTCAAACATATTATACTAACTCCATTGCATCATTCCAAAGTTTCCACGCACCATCGTAGTTCTCAAAACCTTCTTCATCAGCAAAGTCCATTGAAGAACTATGGAAAGCGTTAGAAGAGATACCTTTTGTTTTGATAACATAGGCAATCATTTCAACAGTATTGCCATAACCAACAACACCTTCGTTTGAAAACATTTGAATCCCACCGTTGTGGGCAGCGATGAAGTCGATTTCGTTTTGATTTGTCATAGTGATTCTCTCTTTCTCATTAACTATACCTATAATATACCTGTTATCACAGCAAATGTCAAGCAAAAAGAACAAAAAAAAGCCCTTGAAAAACAAGGGCTTGTAATTTTTTTTAAAAAAAGTTTTGAGAACTTTAGTTTGTCCAACCTTTTCTAGGTACAGATTTTCCCATAGAAATGTTTTTGATATCTCCACGACATATACCAATGTCTCTTAGTTCCAAGTCTGTCAATGAATGCAATTCTCTATATGTTTTTCTATCCATCTTTGGTATGATACTGTCTCTGAAGTTTTTATACAAGTCTGCTACTATATTACAGAATGCACAATATGTTGTTGTTAGTGTTGTCATCTTACTTACCGCCTTTTTTCTTTTCACCTTTAGGTTTTGTATAACTGTGATCTGGATCTAACATGATGGATACATCTTATGTTTAAACTCAGATATTTCATCAGCCTTTGTAAACTCACCCATATCTCTTAGTTGTCTTATACTCATGCAATAGCTTCTATATTCCATTGCTTTCAAGAACTTCTTAAACATCATCTCTCTCCAACATTAACTTCTTAGCTTCTTCGTGATATCCCATTCTTGACAATTCAGACGCCGCTCTTGCTCGTCCTGCCGATTCTGCAATTCCAATACTAGTTACAAGCAATACAGTAAATGCATGCCCAATCCACTCACATACCTTACATGTATGTTTATATCCATAATTCATTAGTACTTCAACTGACATTCTAGCTACTCCTCTTTTTCTGTGTAATATAATCATAATATGCAAGAACATCCTCATCTCTAAGGTGTCTTACATCACTCTGATATTCTGTTCTAATAAACCTTACAATATCAGAGGTATTTTTCTTTTTGAATAATTTTATAATCCAATTTGACATTTTCTTTTCCTCTAAATTTATAGGAAGATGCATATACATCTTCTCGTATTTCAGATATATTTATAAAAAAAAGTCAATAATACTGTCGCATTATTCATGCTAGTTTGGAATAGTCGTTATGCATATGAGGAACTAATGCCTCTTGCAAAACTTTAGAACTGCCGATCCTACAATTGATGATACCATTATAGTATTCATCTGTGAGTAAGACTTCTCTATCGAATTGTTCTTTGGCTTCTAGGTAACTTAATTCTCCTCTTCCAGTACAGAAGTGTAGAATTTCTCTGATAAACTTATCTTCGCCGAGTTCTTTAACATCAGCATTCAAGTGTTCAGAAGACCCCCAATAGGTCTTCCAATCACTTTCTTTGGTAGAACGTCTTTTATTCTTTCTACCTTTTAGCGGCGGTTTAGTTACCTTAAACCGAGCTAGTTTCTTACCAACATATTTTCTATTGTTGGTAAGATTAGTTATTAAGTATACAAATCCTTCGCAACCCTCTGGTAGGGTTTCAATTGGTTTGCCTTGATATGTCCACATTACCACTCATCGTTTTCATCAAATAGTTCATCTTCGTTATCACTATTTAGAGTGTCGCCGCAGAAAGGGCAGTTACCCACTGAATAATATCGTTCTTCCATATTGTGTTGTATTCTGAATACTGCTTCACATGATTCACATAAAATCTCTTTCTTACTCATTAAGTCTGCCCTTTTTTATTATTATGCGGCTTCGTAGACATCATCCCACTTACCTGTCAAACCAGCAACTTCATATTCTGTTACTCTGTTCTCAAAGAAATTAGTATGGTCTGCACCGTTCAGTACCCACTCCAACCAAGGTAGAGGGTTCTCTTTTACTTTGTAGTTTCCTTTTAGTCCTAGTTGAATAAGTCGCCTATCAGTAATGTATCTTACATACTGTTTAACTTCTGATTGTTCTAGTCCGTCAATCTCACCTAGTTTGTATGCCAAGTCTACGAAGTTGTCTTCTAACTTCACTGCCTGTCTTGCCATCTCATATATAGTTGCTTTAAATTCATCGTCAATAATACGAGGATGTTCTGCACAATATGCCTTGAATAGTTTTGCAATACCCTCAACGTGAATTGATTCGTCACGAATACTCCACTCAACTACTTTACCCATACCTTTCATCTTACCGTAGCGTTGAAAGTTCAACAACATTACGAATGATGCAAACAATGCTACACCTTCATTCATTACAGATTTAGCCATTGTAAGTCCAAGTCCACGAACAGTGTTTGGATCACTATCCATCATAAACTCAATCTTATCTGCCATCTCTTGATATTCTAAGAAGGCATGATACTCGGCATCAGATAACCCAAGTGTCTCATTAAGAAGTGCATATGCACGTTGGTGAATGGCTTCTCTATTTGCAAACGAACCAAGCATATTCCGTACTTCATTGTTCTTAAACTTTGGTATAAGTTGGTCATAATAGTTCTGTCCTACTGCAACATCAGACTGTGTAAACAATCTTAGAATGTTTGTAATATATTCTTTTTCAACTTCACTTACTTTACCAGACTTCCAATCTGCAACGTCTTCAGACAAGTCAAGTTCATCTTCAATCCAGTGAACCTTTTCGTGTCTTGTTGTGATTTCAACTGCCCAAGGATAATGGAATGGTTTGTATGTTTCTGAGAACACCATCAATCCACCACCTTTCTTTTTGACAAAGTTTTCTGATACTTTCATAAAGTCATCATATGTACCAATCAGTTTATCATCAATAAAGATTTGTGGAACTGAGCGTGCATTAGGAACACGTTGATAAAATGCAAGACGTTCTTCTTCGTTATCCATTTTAATTTCTGTGTATTCATATCCATGCGATTTAAACCAATGTTTGGCCTTCTCGCAAAATGGACAATGTGATTTACTATAAATTTCTACTTTCATTTCTTTTTCCTTATCCTTGACACGCAACGCATTCATCTTGTGATTCTGCATCCATAGTTTGAGTTTCAAAATCTTTCAAAGCATCACGAGCAACTTTCTCTGATACATTCTCTGCTCTCTGTGAAGTCTCTGTTCTTAGATAGTACAGACCCTTCGTTCCTAACTTCCAAGCGGCAAAGTGTGCCCTATGCAAGTCTTTCTTATCTGCACCAGCAGGGAAGAATAGATTTAGTGATTGTCCTTGACAGAGATATTCTTGTCTATCTGCGGCCTGTTCTACCAATACTAACTGGTCTAGTTCTATTGCTGTTTTGAAAACATCTTTGATTTCATCTGACAAGAAATCTAAATGTTGTACTGAACCACCGTTGGTGATGATATCAGACCAAACATCTTGTGTATTCTTTCCAACCTTCTCTAGTTCTTCTTCTAGATATTTGTTGGACACAAGATGTGAACCAGCCCTTGTTCTATGTGTATATGCGTTTGCTTTTGATGGTTCAATAGATGGTGATGTTCCAACAATAATACTACTATTGGCATTAGGTGCAATTGCTAGTAGATGAGCGTTGCGTCTGCCAGTACCCATCATATCAGGAGCCTCACCCCTTTCTAGTCCCATTTTCATAGACTCACTATGTGCCTCAGTTTTGATGTGTCTGAAGACTTGACGGTTTAATTCTCTTGCACCATATGAATCAAATGCAATTCTCTTCTGATGTAGAAGTGAATGCCAACCCATTGCACCTAGTCCAAGACTACGTTCTTGAGTGGCTGAGTATCGAGCACGTTGAATTTCATCGCCTGCGTTATCAATGAAAAACTGTAGTACATTATCAAGGAAACGAATAAGATCACGAACAAGAGTTGTATCTTTCCACTCATCATATT